CTCGGGCAAGGCGTTCGCGGAGGATGTGATGGTGGTCGCAAAGAGTCTCGAGTACAAGGAGGAAACGCTATGACTACGGAGATCATGATCGACGTGTTGTTGTACTTCATGTGCTGGCTAATCACCGTCTTCGGTGTGGTCGCACTCGTGGGATTCGGCTCGGAGGATGACAAATGAAAGTCACATACAGCCCACAGATCGAGCGAGTGATCTTCACCCGTCGCTACTATGCCAAGAGGGGCGCAGTCGCAACAGCGATCGTCCTGCTGGCTATGGCAGTTGCTTTCGTGTGCATCTGACATGGGTGCATACGTCAAGACGCTGCGGACGTGCAGCAAATGCAAAGAGGTTCGAGTACCCGAAGGTGGCGTAGAGATGAGCGCCTCCCGCTGGTACTGCGCTTCCTGTTATCGCGCCTACTTCTTTCGCAAGTAGTAACCAATCGACTAGCCAATGTCGAGGCTCTCGGAGACGAGGGCTTCCGCAGTGGCACGTCATCAGCTCCCGCCACTGGAGCACAACCAAGGAGTTTTTATGGCACTCGCAAACGAAACCCAAATGGGCATTCAGGATTTTCAAAAGGCTATCGAGGACGGTAACTTTACCGCTGATCAAGTGGTACGCATCCTCGATGAGCGTATCGCACGCCGCAAGGCAGCTGGCAAGGCTCTCGTGGCTCGCGTCGTCTCGTACCGCAACGAGTTGGCCGAGTCGATCAACAAGATCGCTACCGTGCAAGTCCCGATCGTGGCGGTGCCCACCTACGCCAAGGCCAAGGCCAATCCGGCCTTGCCCTCTGACCCCGAACAGCTTGCGGACGTTGTGTTCGCAACTGTTGGCGCTGCCGGTATCGGCAACGTCATCACCCGTCTCACCGCTCGCATGATCGGTGTTCACTAACCCGCCATACAAAGGAGTAAACCATGGCAACAATCAAGCAATCCGCAATCGCTTACGCGGAAATGAAGCTCAACAGTGTTGGCCTCTCGCTTGCTGCGATGAGTATCCAAGACGTGAGCTGTCTCGATCTTTCGATCAACGAGGCGAACTACGCATCGGGAGAAAATCTCGGCGCTCTCTGCCAGCTCTTCACCATCATCGCAACACCGTCGCCGATGAAGGTGAGATGGGCTGCGGCGCAACGCTTGATCACGAGCGGTCTCGCTCGCCACAACAACGCCGTCAACGCTGTTGATGCGATCGCCAAACGCAACATCCCCGAGTTGTCGAAATACGACAACCTGACGTACAGCTACGTCACGAAGAACGTCAACCTCACGACGATGGTTGCGCTCGCAGCAACGCTATCCAGCGCATCCACTGTGTCGTGTGCTTTGATGAGCCGGTGCGATCACAGTACGTGGACTGCCTTTGGGGATGATTGGGGATTCGACGAGGATGAGTACAGGGAAGGTGTCGCACCTATCCTCACCCATCGCCTGTTCGGCACGACTGGCAAGCACCTCACCATCGAAGAAGGCTGTGCCCTGTTCCCCAATGGCCCGTTTCCCAACGGCTTCAAGTTCCTCAACCAATCGTCCTCTCAACCTGTTTCCTCAACCAACCAAGGAGTCTCTAGCATGAACGCAACTACCGCCAACACCACCGTCGAATCCTCTTCCCTCTCGACACTGAACGCCGCTTACCACCCGATCATCAACGGGATGCTGTCGCAGTCTGGTCTGAACACAACCATCGAGCAGATCATCAAGGATGTCGAGGCCAAGGGTGAGCTGGAGCGCAACCTCGCAGAGATCGAGAAGAAGTCTTCTGCGGTCATCGAAGACCTGCGCAAGAAGCTGGCGACCGCAGCTGCCACTCCCGCCATGCCAAGCACGATCTCCGTGGTCTCCAATAGCACCACCATCCCCAACGGAACCATCAACATGGTGAGTGCTGACACCATCTTCCCGCTGATGTCTGGACTCAAGCTCACGATTCCGCAGTTCACTTGGGATCACGCTCACCCTGACGTGCCAGCGATCAACCCGAACTACATCTTCCGCAAGGAGATGCTCGTGAAGGCTCTCCGCTGTCTTGCCAAGGGTGAGAACATGTGGCTGTCAGGTCACACTGGCTCTGGTAAGACGACGTTCATCGAGCAGGTCGCCGCTCGTATCGGCTGGCCAGTTGCTCGTATTGCTTTCGATAGCAACGTTGATCGCAGCGAGTTGGTCGGACGCATGTCTCTCTCTGGAGATGGCAACGGAGGCACCGTGTCAAGCTGGCTGCCGGGTATCCTCGAGCGTGCCGTGACCAACGGCTACATCCTGCTGTGCGATGAGATGGATGCCGGTCATCCCAACTCACTGTACACGCTCCAGCCCTTGCTCGAAGGCAAGAGCCTGACCTTGCTCGAGGATGGTGGCCGCATCGTGAACGCCTCACTAATGTTCCGTATTGCTGCCACTGGCAACACCACTGGCAACGGCGACCCGTCTGGCCTGTATCCAGCGTGCCGCATCCTGTCTGCTGCCACGCTCGATCGCTTCCAGACATTCGTCAATGTGCCGTACATGACGCAGGAAGAAGAGGTTGAACTGATCTCAAGTTGCTCGCCAAGCCTCACGAAGAAGCTGGTAACGTCTCTGGCCAAGTTCGCAGGCGAGATGCGCAACGCCTTCGTCTCCAACCAGACGCCAGTTAGCTATAGCCCTCGTCGAAGCATCGCCTTCGCCCGTGAGGTCGAAGACCTGTTCGCAATGGGGATTGGTGACGAAGGCACGGCTCTCTCGATGGCTTTCAAGTCCAAGCTGTACGACGCTGCGAGTGAGGAGTTCCGGCAGCGGATCACGGAGATCGCGGCGGCGTCCCTCGGCAACATCGACCCGGACGTGTCGATCAAGTAATCAACCAACACAAGGAGCTATCAAATGAAGAGCAATGTGTTCCAAGACGCTGTTGAATCCAGCGCAAAAGTTATCGGACGCAAGGACGTTCGGGTTGTGTTCGAGGGGGATCAAGCGCACACCGATGGAAACTTGGTTGTGCTTCCGTCTCTTCCTGTGAGTGCGGAGATCACGGTTAACCAAGCCGAGGTTGTGCGCGGCTATCGTGACCACGAAAGTATGCACGTCCGCTGCACCAACACGAGCAAGGAGTCGCTCAACCAGTTGGGTGAGATGACAACACGTAGCGCAGACCTCGGCGCTATTGTTCAGTATTGCGAAGATGTCCGCATCGAACACGCTGGCATTCAGGAGTACGCTGGCATGAAGCGCACCCTCTCTGCAACGAATACTGCGGGAGCCAAGGCAGTAGTCGAGCGCATGGAGGGGATGGGAGGTGTTGAGTTTGTGCTCAAGAACTCATCCAAGGCGATCCAGTTCCGCACTGTGCTCCAGTATGTTGGCCGCAATGAGATCGGCGTCACATCCGATGGCGTCTTCGACAAGCTGTGCGACATGATCAAAGCCATTGATCCGAAGCTTCATGCTCTCGCTACCAAGTACGGAAAGCTGATGGCTCAACTCCCAACTGGCTACAAGAACAACAAGCTGAACGAGGCTGCGTCGAGGAAAGGTACTGCCAAGGCGTTTGATCTTGCGGAGGAAATCCATAAGGCTTTCTGTGACCATGTACAGCAGAACCCTCAGCCTCAGCCTCAGCCTCAGCCTCCCGGCCCAGCTGGCGACCCATACCCAGATGGCGACCCCGGGCAGTCGCAGAAGCCAAATGATGACAGCAGCAATGGTTCTGGCAAGCAGCAGGGCTCGGACGACAAAGGAGACGACGACAGCGGAGACGACGGCATCACCGACACGAACAAGCCTAGCGGAAGAAGCGGGAAGTCGAAAGGTAGCGACGATGACGACGGAGAAGACGACTCTGATGCCGCCGGAAACGGCGATGGCGGAGACGACGACGGCGACAAAGACGACTCTGAAGGCGGAGACGCAGGCTCTGGAGATGCCGACAGCGACAGCGACAGCGACAGCGACAGCGACGGTGACGACTCGTCTGACGACGGAGACACAGGCGCATCTGACCAGACCAAGGATGACGCCGAATCCGATGACGACGCGAACGGAGGCGGCGATGACGCAGGGTCTGGCCAGCAGAATGATGGCGCGTCTGACGATGGCAAGTCTGGCTCTCAAGTACCCGGCGGAGGCCACGGCAACAGCATGGGAACCATTCCTGACTGCGGGCTTGATGATGTTTATAAGCAAGGTCTCAACAAAACCATCCAAGACATAACGCAGGGCCCAGACATCGGGAAAGGCAAGGTGCTAAACAAGGGCTTGTTTCAGGTGTTCAGCAACAGGTTCTCGACACGGTGTCCGATCGAGAATGTGTCCTACTCTGCGCACTCTGCCGAACGGAACGACAGAAAGAAGAATGGCCTCGTCTACAGCGCACAAGTTCGGATGAATAATGTTGAAGCATCCATCACAGGCAAGCGTGCCATGATTCGACGCATACTTGAGCTGGAGTTACAGGCCCGCAATGATCGCCACTGGGAGGGCGGGCACACGTCTGGTAGGTTGCAATCTGTGCGGCTCGTGGATGCTGTTCAGGGTCGTGAGCGCGTCTACCAGAAGCGCGATGGAGGCAAGGAGATGGACACCTTGCTTTACATCAGCATTGATGGCAGCGGTAGCATGACGCGAGATGATCGCGCTACACAATCGGTAGCACTTGCGTATGCTCTCAGTGAAGCTCTCGAACGTACTGGTTGCGACATCATCGTCGAGATGTGGGGCGACTGCGTGGCTCCAGAGGATTTCCGCAGCTACACGCACAACGACGTTGAGCGTGCGTGGGAGGCGGTGAACGATGAGATACGTCAGGCGAAGAACAGTAGCAATGTTCCGTATGCGTCTCTCGGAATCCTCACTCGCGGAATCATCAAGGAGAAGCGCCAGCGCACATCAGACCCGATTGTTCGCAAAGGGTTCGGGCTTGCTACGTTCTCGATAGCGAGTTGCACTCCGACGTTCCACGCCGTGTTCACCGATCTGCGCGACATGGGCAAAGAGAACCACGCAAAGAAGATTTACCTGCACATCACTGACGGAGACCCCGACGGGACGATCAATGGTCTCAATGGAAAAGACATCATGAAAGAGGCACATGCCTACGCCTCAACTATCGGCGTCCACATGATCGGAGTTGGCATCGGTGGTATGCGTGTGAGCCATCTGTTCCAAGACTATGTGGAGGTGAATGGAGCAGATGCCTATGAGCCAGTGGTACGCAAGCTAGCAAAACTAATTGCAAAGGAGGCTGGCCATGCAGCGCAGTTCAAGCGGGTCGCGTGAGTCTTTGTATCTACAGAGATGGGAGCAGTCAAAGACGCTCACGTTACCATCTTGGTGGCGCAAGCTAGCCCCGGGTATGGGGCCGCGCTTCTGGCATAAGGTGGAGACCATTCGCAAAGATGCTGGCGTATCAAGATCGGACACGTCAGCAATCAGTTACATCATTGATCAACTTAGGAGTCAACATGAACGCGCTAGATGACATTATCAGTGGTCTCGCAATCAAAGGCCACGCCAGCCTGATCGAGGTTGAGAAACCGAAGAAGGAGGCGTCAGCCAAGCCTTCCTACAACCCAAGGGACTACGCCACCGGCCCGTCGATCGACGCCCCGAATGGTCGGGCATACAACGAGCACCGCCCACCGAAGGTGTGGCCGTCCGAACGCATGGGTGCTATCTCCAGCCCGTCGTCGAAGGCTATACCGAAGCGTGCTCCGTTCAACATGTTCAGCTTCTCTGACGAGGACATTGACTTCGCATTCTCCGTCAAGGTGAAGCGCGGCTGGACTTTCGAGCAGTGGCTGGAGGTCATCGGCTTCCCGCCTGATCTTCACCCGAAGCTGGATGGTGCGACGTACAGCTACGCTGAACGCGCGTTCCTCAAGCTCAAGCGTGAGGCGCACAACCGTTAATCACACAAGGAGTGACCATGAGAATCAACGAGTTGATCCGCTACTACGAGGCGGTGAAGAGCGCATACGAGCCGATGCCCAAATCGGTTTCCGACAAACTCTCTCACGTAGCGAGAGTGTTCGGTGACATGCCAGCCTCATCAACTGGCATCGAGATCGCAGCAGCAGCAAAAGCTGCGTGGCCAACGGCTTCTCCGGGCACGATGAGGCGCTACCTTGTCCAGCTCAGGGCCGTGATGCACCGGGCAGAGAGAGATGGCATCATCCAGAAGTCACCGCTCATCGATGTTCCCTACGTCCACGATACCGTCTATGTTGACGTGAATGCAGATGAAGTCAAGATGTTGCTTGACTTCCTGCAATGGACTGAGCCTCGCTGGTATCCGCTGGTGCTGCTGCTGTGCCACACCGGAGCGCGACTTGGAGAGGCGCTGGCCATGAGCGAGTCCAACTTCACTCGGCTGGGCGTGAAGGTGTCCAAGGTTGTCGGTCGTCGCACCAAGACGATAGACCGCATCATCCCGTACACCAATCGCTTGCAGCGAGCGGTTGCTTCTGGTGTTTACAAACGCCACAGGATTGCACCAGACGGCGTAGGAGACGCTTCTGTGGCGTCGTGCTTGGGTAGGGTGCTTGATGATGCTACGAAGTCTCTTGGTCTTCCTAAGCTGCGCGTCCATGATCTGCGCCACGCCTTCGCCGCCATGCTTGCAGAGGGTGGCGCAGACCTAGCCGACCTTGCGACTGCGCTAGGTCACTCCAGTACAGCCATGTCCATGCGCTACCGTGGATTAGTGAGAGGAAAGCTAACTGGTCTTATGGCTTCGATTTGATGGCCAATGATTTGGCTTTAGCTTTAGCCTTTGCTGCTCGCAACTTCTCAGCAATTTTGGCTTTAGCTAAAGCCTCTCTCTCTTTGCGTTTAGCCTTTGCCTCCGCAGCCCGCTCTCGCTTCGCTGCTGAACGATAGCGTTTAAGCAGAGAGGATGGCGTCTTGTACTTGCCTCGCCTTCCACCCTGCATCATGTTCATGCACCACGGATTTGCCAGAGATTCGTGTGTAACAAGTTTCTCTTCGGCTTCGTAGGCTTCGTCCTCTGTGTCAAACGTGGAGAGAATCTCCGTCTTCCACGTCTCAGGTTCATACCCGGCCCACGTCAATGCTAGGTTATAACGAACGCCTGAGCCTGTGTACTTTCCTGCGAGGACGAGATGTGTCTTGCCCTTGCCTTGGTAGAAGTGCCCCGACTCATGGCTTGTACGGTAGATACACCACGGCTTATTGAGTTGCATTGCCGTCCTCCAGTTTTCTTTGCTCCTTGAGCCACGCCATAACAGTCGGCTGTGACACTCCAGTGCGATCACAAATGGTTTCCAAATCGATGTGGTGCTTACCCATCGCAATCGCTTTTTGCTTTGGAGTAAGGCTGGATACAGTGACCCACTTACCAGTAGCTTTGTCTTGACCGAGGCCGATGTAGGTAGTCACATGGTTATCTGTGGCTTGACGTAGCTTACCGAAGCTGATCTCGAATACCATCTTCAAGTTTGCATCAGCTGGCATCGAGCGACGCAGGTAAGACCACGCTGTACATCTAGCACCGTAGAAGTCTGTCACGTAAGTTGCGTCATCAGGCATTGCTGCCTCGCGTTTTGCTTGGTCAATATCCTCTACCACTTTTGTCACGATGATCTGGACATCTAAGTCTTTGAGTTGCATGGTGCTACCAGCCTCACGTCCGTGTCCTTGCATGTTCGGCTTGTTTCTGTGATGCACAAGGATCGCAGTCATCCCAGCATTTCGTATAGCCATTGCTGCATCGTTGACCTTTACCCATGAGTGCGGACTGTTTTCTTCTAGTCCCAACCAAGCTTGCCGAACGGTATCCAGCACTACAATTTGCGGCTTTACTTCCTCAATGAGTGAAGCTAGCTTCACCATTTCTCCGCCTTGATTCAGGCACATTGAATCATCTGCAACGTTCGCGTTCCAGATTGTTAAGTTGTCACTCATTTCTCCAATCATCTCTTCGCAAACATCAATCCGTCCTGATAGTGTGGCGCTGCTACCTTCAAAGTCTAGATACAGAGCTTTGACTGGAGCATCAACGTGCGCGGAACCAAAGCTCTCTCCACGCGACGCAGCCCACAGCATGTACAGAAGCCATAAACTTTTACCATGTCCATTAAACCCGACGACTTGAATGATCGAACCGGGCGGAACAAACGGATCGATTAAATACTGTCGCCCTCCAGACATTCTGCGCAGCTGCGCTAGGTTGCTTGGCTTGATGAGCCGAATCGCATTAGCTCTCTCTTTGCGTGTGTCGTTTTTGCTGTTGTACTTTTCTTTTTCTGCGTACTTCTCTGGATGGTTGCGCTTGTCTGATGCAACAACAGACATCAGCACACTCTCAAACTCATTCTTTGAAAGCTCAGGGGAATAAAACTCAGATTGAAACTGCTGGCCAGCTACCCGTGACTGGTCTTCATCCATGCCGCTAGAGACACACTCTCCGATGTACCGTACCATCCACGGGTTACGCCCGTCTCCCTCCCTCAGTTTTCTGCCGAGTGCTTCCACTCGCTTTGAAGCCTCTTCCCATACTGTCTGCCCGTAACTTTTGATGGCGCTGAGGTTGAGGTTATCGAAGCTCCACTCTCCAACTGGATTACGAGTTGGCGCTGTCTTTGATCTCACACCCGGCCACACAGGTAGTGAAGCCGCGAAGTTTTCTACCTCTTCGTCAGGACAATTGAAGGTGTAGATATGTTGGAACTTTCCATCCTTATCGAACTTGACGCTAGGTGGAGCCACAACGTATCCACCATCACCTCGTAGATCAAACCCGGCAACGTCAGGCCAGTCTGTACCTACGCCTCCAGCTTTGTTTGAAACTCGCTCCGATCCTCCGGGGTGCTTGAAATACAAATGCTGTCCTCTTGTCGTGCTCACGGTCAACAATGAGAACAGTCCAGCTTCTGTGACTGCATACGTCAGGGCGTCTTGATTGTCGCAGTCGGCAACTACTAGATTTGATATGTGACCAGTCACAACAGCTAAGCCGAACAGCTTTGTGAATCCACCCTGCCCATCTGGCACTCCGTTATCGAACCACGACTGCACCTCTTCTTCCGTTGCCTGTCGTTCTTGATACTCTCGCCAAGCGATCGCTGGCTTCTTATCACTGAGTCGAAGTGGAATGATTGACCATCCTATCTGTAGGTAACGCATCGCTGCATTCCACAGTTTGTTTGTCAACTCGTCCACTTCTTGTGCTGCTCCATGAGGTGCTATGTCTGCTGTCATAAAACTCCTTTAAAAAAATTTTCAGTTGCTTGTTTAATTGCTCGAATTGTGTCATAGAATTTGGCCGTTGGTTGCAATCGTAAGCAATTAACATCATTCATCAACCAAAGAAGGGCTCTATGACAACTGAAATTTATGACGTGATCCGTGACTACGTGACCACGGAAGCGGCCTACAGTCAGGCCAAGGAGGCGTACAACAGTGCACGGAAAGCGCTGCTGAACCTAGCGCCAAAGGAGATCGGCCAGTACGAAGTCAAGGACAGCGGCTTCACGCTGACCATCAAATACCCGGAGAAAGTGGAGTGGGACGCTGAGTCGTTGGATGCCATGTACGGCAGTGACAAACCGATCTACGTCAAGCTAAGCTACAAGATCGATCTGCGTGATCTCCGCCGCCTTCCGCTGAATGAGCAAGAGAAGCTCAAGCAGTGCTACGAAGTCAAGCCGGGTACACCTGCTATTGACATCGTAAAGGACTGATCATGGCTACATTTAAACCGGTTCTTGGATATGAGTCTCTGTACCAAGTTGGCGATGATGGGCAAGTGATCAGATCATGCAGTGGGCCAGCGACATGGGAGGGGAGGGCTCTCAAGCAGTCAACTGCGAAGACTGGATACAAGGTAGTTGGCCTGACGAAAAACGGCAAGACGAGAATCTTCACCGTACACACGCTTGTACTGGAGGCTTTCGTCGGAAAGAAGCCTGACGGCATGGAGTGCCTTCATGCAGACGGAAGCAGGGACAACAACAGAGTTGAGAACCTAAGTTGGGGAACCAGAATGGAGAACATCAGAGACAAGATAAAGCACGGAAGGTCTGGCAACAAGATCACATCGTCAATCGTTTCGGAGATCAAGGAGAGGATTGCAAAGGGTGTTGATATGGGTGCATCAATAGCCAAGATGTACGGTGTCAGCGAGTCAACGATCTGCGACATAAAAGCAGGAAGATACTGGAGTCATGTATGACATTCAAGCCAATGAAAACATCGGACGAAATAACGTCGTTCACAAAGACACTGCTGTTTGGTCACGCAGGTTTTGGCAAGACAACTCAAGCAAAGCACATGAAGCGTGTGTTTGGCAAGGGGTTCATCTTGAGTGGAGAAGCTGGCCTATCGAGCATCAGGAGCGAAGGGATTGACTTTCTTCCGTTCTCTAGCTTTGATGGAGCTGTTGATGAAAATGCTGGGGTCTACTCTTTCGTTCACCTGTGTCGGATAATCAACAGCAAGGAGTTCAAGGACGCGGACTACAAGTGGATCATGCTTGATTCGCTTACCGAGTTGTCGGATATGGTGTTTGATTGGGCCGATGCAAAAGCCGCCGCCACAGCCGCCGCAACTGGCAAGAAGATGAATGGCTTTGAAGTATGGAGCTCTTATCGAGACAGGATGGTTGGAGCATGTAAGTTCATTCGTGACTTGCCCTACCACGTAGTCATCACGGCTCTTTGCAAGATCGGAGATGACGACAATGGAGACAAGCAATATCTTCCGTTGTTGCAGGGCTCTGCTGTACAGGCTCAAATCCCGGGAATCTTCGATCATGTTTTTGGCGGAAGCCAAATGATAGTGAAAGATGATGACGGGAAGGTCACGTCAAAAAGGTGCATCATCACTGCCAATTACGGAGGCTGGCTCTGCAAGGTTCGTGATGAGGAGCAGGTTGTGAAACCGGTCGAAGAGACAGGTGACATCACTACTATCCTAACCAAACTAATTGCCAAGCCATGACCCACAAAGCAATATCCATAGTAGAGTCGAAGCCTTGGCTATTCACTCCAGAGTTCGTTGACTACATCAAGTCGAACACGCATGTATACGACGCGTTTGAGACGGAGGCTTTGGGTGTTGCAGAAGCTGGGTTCAAGCACTACAGCGCTCGCACCATCATTGAAGTCATTCGTCATCACACAGCCGTTAAGCAGGTTGCTGGAGAATGGAAGTTGAACAACGACAACACGCCGTATTTAGCTCGCGTTTTCAGCATCGCTCACCATGAGCTTGGAAACCTGTTCGAGTTCAGGTCGTCCAAGGCAGACAAGTCTAATCAAACCCGTTCTCTTGCGTCTGCATAATTGTTCTAATCGCTTATTAACCAAAGGAAAAACAATGTCTTTCTCATTCTCATCACTCTCTCTGGCTAACGTCGAAGCTGCTGCCGGTGTATCCGTGTTGCCTCCCGGTAAACACATCGTCAAGATCACAGACTGCAAGATCGAAGCGACCAAATCTGGCTACGGGCACATCATGAAGCTGCGTATGTCCAACAAGAGCGGTGTTATCTCCGACAACATCAACGTAGATAACCCAAACGAAAAGGCTGTTGAGATCGGACTTGGCCAACTTAAGGCAATGCTGGTAGCAGCCGGTCATAAAGACCCCGACAACGTTGGTGCGCATGGTGTTCAGGCAATCGTTGGCCTTACGGTTGGCGTGATCGTTGGCTCTGAAACATATCAAGGATCGGAGCGCTCAAAGGTCAAGGGTTACTGCAAGCCTTCCGAAGCTGAAGCTAAGCCAATGGCTAAGACTCCAGCAGAGAAGCCGATCGGCACAGACGACTGCCCGTTCTGATCCACATCAACCACAGACAAACAATGTCATTCATAGCAATGCTAAACACCCCCACTGCGGGGGATGCACGAACAAGGAAAACAACGAAGGCCAACAATGCAATCGAACAAATCTTCATTGACTCAAGCTCCGCCGCTGGTGTCTCCAAAGTTCATCAAGCTCAAAGAGTTCTTGACCACAACCTCGCTGTCATACACCACCTATCGACGACTACGCAAGCTAAAGAAGACCCCAAAAGAGTACAAGCTGTCGTCAAAGGTAGTGCTGCTAAAGAAGGAGGACGTGGACAAGTGGATTCAGAACCCAATCAAACGGTCGCGTCAGGTGCCGTCGCTCTTATCGACATCTCCACAGTAAGGCTAGCTCTGGAGCGGGCCGAAGAGACTCGCAGGTACATTGGTGCCAGCGGCATTGGCAGCGAGTGCGATGCCTTGCTGGCACTGAGTATGCGTGGCTTTCCGGGTGACGCTCCCACTCCGCAGCTTACACGCATCTTCAACGATGGTCATAGGATCGAGGCGCTTGTCGTTGAGATGTTGAAGGAGAGCGGACACGAGGTCAAAGAGGTAAACCCGGCAACAGGAAAGCAGTGGGGTTACTCCAGTCACGGAGGGCATCACAAGGCTAACCTTGACGGGTACATCAAGCTAGTCGGCAGCAGCGAAGTCATGACCTTGGAGATCAAGAGCATGAACAGAAAGATGTTTGAGAGCTTTCAGAAGAAGGGTCTCGCACTCTCTCATCCTCACTACTACGACCAAGTGAACGATGGTCTCACGCTTGCAAAGGCTGGTGGCGTTCGTGTCAACAGTTGCTTTGTGATCGCGTACTGCAAAGACAACTCGATGCTTCACGCAGAGATCATTGACTACGATCCTCTGAGAGCTGGCAAGCTGATGATCCGTGTTGACCAGTTGGTATCTGGTGAATTGACTAGGCGAATTGGTGATCGCAAAAACGAATTCGCCTGCGCCGGGTGCCTAAAGAGAACGTCATGCTGGGAGCCAAACGTTTCAAGTAGAGGCTGTTGGCACTGCGCTTTCTCTCTGCCAGACATTGATGCTGTCAATGGCGAATGGTACTGCGCCATTCGCAAGCAAAAAGCGTCAGCTGTATGCGATCAGTTTAAGCTATTCAAACCAGAGCAAAAGGTGCATGTATGAATGACTCCAAGCAAGCATTAACAAAGGAGCTTGAAAAACTGCTAACACAGGTGCCTAGTTCAGTGATCAATGGATCATGGAACTTGTCAGTCCGATACAAAAATTGGGTTGTCAAGGTAACCAAGATCATCAAAGGTGGCAGAGCTAGCGAACTTGATCTCATTTCTCTTATCAGGACATACAAGTCATTCTGACTTACATCAAGAATTTAAAGCAGGTCTGGTGATAAAAACGCCAGCTTTTTTTACAAACATAGACATCATGCAAAACATAAACATCAATATCGCTGGCCCAGTGACTCGTGCCTATTCTGATTTCGTAGCAGCACTTATGAAGAAGATGCCAACCAAGACTGAGGACTTGCTTCATGCAGCAGTCGGCATCAGTGGCGAGGCAGGAGAACTGCTGGACGCCGTGAAAAAACATTGGGCTTACGGCAAAGAGCTCGACATGGACAACGTACGCGAGGAACTTGGAGACATCATGTTCTATGTGACCGCCATGTTGAACGTACTAGAGATCGATGAGGAAGAGGTGGTGTGGGCCAATGTAGAAAAACTTGAGGCTCGATACCCGGGTATCATCTACACCGACACAGCAGCCATTGCTCGCGCAGATAAGTCCAAGGAGGTAGTATGAAACAAGCATCGCCACCTTACCCGAGTCTCATTTCCGCTAAAGCTCCAAAGCAGCAAGCTAACGATAGGCAACATGGTGGAGACCACTACAAGAAGCTTGGGATTCATCAGCCGTGGGATGTGCTTCGGTCTTGGCTCACGCCTGATGAGTATCGTGGCTGGATGAAGGGATGTGCTATCGTGTACCTATCCAGAGAACGCGACAAGGGCGGCGACATCGACATCGCCAAAGCTGGTCATCACATTGAGAAACTTCTGGAAGTGATTGGCGATCAGTAGTTGTGCAATGCGATTCCGCATCTTAGGGATGCGGAATCGAAGTTTATTGTTGGATATAACTGTAAAGGGCGTAGAGTTCAGGGACTCAAGAGCCACCGCGCTGACCCCAATGGCCAGAACGATGGATGTAAAGACGCTCAAGCGAATCAGCCGTCACAAGGACGTGAACCTATTGCTTGATGTGTACTTCAGAGAGTCTGCCGAAGACATATCCGGCAGACTCATCTGATCACTGTTGCTTCTCTCCGGCAGCCCAATCGATCCACCCCTCAACCACTGGGTCTTGACCTCCAAGCACAGGGACGCGGCGCAGCACCTTGCGTACTGCATTGCGTTCCTTGTAGTTGCCTTCAGAGTCTGATGTCAACGAGTGGGCTACTCCATCGACGATCTGGAGAGCATCGTTGAACGTACCCATTGCTGGGCCAAGTATCTGGCTGGTAATACGCTCACGGCCATAAGCTCCGTTGTCAACGCTACGTGCGCTCTGATACATCAGGTCAGCCAGAAGACCGAGAGCACCAATGGACAAAAGCCCCTCAGCGTATGCGCCTAGGAAAGCATCTACCTCTCCGTTCTGCATCTGATAATCTTTGAAACCAAACTCCTGAACAATTCGAGATAGGTTACGGTCACGTAAGCTGCGCCAATTTCCAGAATCGCTCTCTTGATTTTTACCAAGCAAGTAATCCTTGGCGGCAAGCGATCCAAAACCAGCGGCTGATCCGACAGTGAGTAGATACATCAGGCCCATAGGGTCTCCTGCATACTTGCCGCCCTCAGTCGCTATCGCCTCCTTGAAGTTATGTTTTACCAGACGACCTAGCATCATCGGGTAGCTCTTGAATTGCCAGAAGATTGATGCAATTGGGTCTTGCGCCCACAGTGGAATGTCACTACGGTTCGGTTGAAACACAGCCTCTGAGACGAAACGATTGATCGCTTGCGCAACCTTGGCGTTAGACGATGCAATCGCATCGTTTGTAGCGCCGCGTGGATCGTTTACAGCCATAGTGAACGTGTCTAGCTTCTCTGAATGCACGAGTTCAGCAAGACCTAGCTGACGTAGGTAGCGGATCGACTTGCGGTATTTCCACGAATCGGTGCGGCCAGCGGCTAGCTCTCTCTGTGCAATGACTTGGTTTGCCTTAATGGATTCAAACCCAGTAAGCGCTGCTGCCTGCCGCATGGTATTTGTCCACGGCGTCAGGAGAGTGGCGTTAAAGAATGCGTTATTCAGTCGATTAGAGATTCCGCCATTCACATTACTGAGGTTCTCGCTAAGGATGGAGTCCATAAGAACACCAACCCGCTGCATAGCTGCTGCTGTCGCAGGGTCGCTCGAAGCTAGCTTGACTGCTTTAGCCGTACCTTTTAGCCAATTGCCCATGCTGCCAGAGCGCATCAGTGGCAGCACAGTATCAGGCAGGGACGATAGAACAACACCAGATAGCAGAGAAACAGAATTGAATGTCTTCACGCCACCGGCTATAGAGCGTGCAGTTTGGTTTGCCGTGATCGTATAAGCAGGGCGACCCTCAAGCACACCAACGGTGCGCAACATGAACTCGACCTCTCCTTTAGATACCTTTCCTCCTTGATCTCCAAAGTCTGCCAGTCCATTCACGATAGCGGCGGCACGCATCTTGAAATGATCCGATCCTTGTCCGCCGTTCTTCTTGAAGCGCTCAACCAAAACGTCAACCAAAGCTTGACGAGTCTCTTTACTCTTGCTCTGATCGAGCTTATCCATAATGAATCGTGTCACGTACGCAGCGTCTTCTGCTGTAGGACTCATCGGAGAGAACAGTGACTCCGTGAATTCCACATCAGGAACTCCACCAAGCTCGACATCCACAATACCCCTGTCGAACTTTGCTCCGATCTGCGTCAATCCCTCGGCTTTACCCATGAGTGCTTTCTTGACAGCATCGGAACCGTTTAAAGCGATGTCTGCATAAGTAGCAGCCCCGTGCCCACGTACGCCGAAGCTGTTAGACCACTCGATTCTCTTGTGAGCTGCCTCTGTGTACGATGTGATTAGAGAGCGAAGATTGCTATCGAACAATGGGCCAACACCGTCTGAGCTCCAGTCGCCTGCTGAGAAGCGCAACTGACGTGAGTGCAGCTTGTCTCCAAACGCCTGCATGTAAGTAGTGCTTGCACCGTCCAAAACCCCGTTCAACTCTTCACGGTTAATGGCGTCATCAATGACTCGTGTCGCATCAATCAGCGATCGCGTTGAGTTTCCTCCGCGATCTTTGGTGAAGTAATTAGCCAGACGCCTAATAGCATCTTCTCTATGAGCAGCTATCCAGTTAGTGTTGAAACGCTGAGGAAGATAGAACTGATTTGTTCCATCTGTGATGTCGCCTACTGGTATGCCAGCTTCGTTCTGCGCGATAAGAAGCTTGCGAAAGTGATCACGCAGCTTCAGTGAGTATTGCTTCGCCTCAGGAGACAGCTTGCTCAAGTCTCCTGTGCGGAGAGCTTGCACGATTTGATCTTCCACTTCCGTTTGAGGAACACGGTGAGCACGCATATCAGCGTTGCGATAAATTTCACTGATCGATTTGCCGTACCATGTCGTGCGGTCAAGCAGCTTCCCGGAGATAAACCCAGTTGGACGAGACAACTCATCGAGTGCTGATGTTAGCGGGAGAAGACTACTTCCCATAGATGTCATAAGCCTTTGCTCAAAGCCTGCACCTTCTTCAGGCATTTGTATGTCTGCCAGCCATGTGCCGCCAGCCTTCCTGATGCGCGACGGATTTGAACGCATTTGCAGTCCACTGAATGTTGCGATCTCTGCAACCTGCGAATCAGTTGGCCCCTCAGCTTTACGCCACGACTTCTTGAATAGCCCAGAGAAAAACGAAGCGATGCCAGCAGGAGCACCAGCATCAAGAGCACGCTGCTCAAGAGCCATCGGATGCATCGGAGTGGTGTCATCGAGTGCTAGGTTCAAGATCACTTCGCCGCCAACAGGAACGTCAGTATTGACCTGATTGCGCTTGAGCTTATTGAACTTGGAGATCATGTCATCCATGTTCTTTACAGCTGTGGAGTCAACCATCGTTGCGATGCCATCCTTAATTACTCCTGTGGAGCCTTGCTTCTTCAACGCCGCTTTAGAAAGCTTGTTGGCGTCTGAGACAAGTCCGTTGCTTTTGAATAGAACAGGAATAACACCGGGGATTTCCATCGCCTCAGCCTTGGCCACCAAGGTGCGCAATGCACCGTGGTCTCTACGACTCTTGGCAATAGCGATCTCTGATGCAATCGTGGCGCTAGCCTCATCTGCCGAGTCAAGCATATCTCCGATAGTTGTGTAGACCTTCAGAGGCTCACCTTCGTAGACAAAGCCGATGTACTTGGATATATCTGAGTCTCCGCCAGCGGCGCCTGCCCACTCCAGAATGTCGTTCCTGATTCCTTGTGGCAGGCTGTTCAAACGCGCCTCAACAATATTTCTCGCAAGAGCTGGGTGGACGCTGCCATCTGCGTACTTACCAAGTGCACTCAGAGAATTTTGGGATACTCCAGATTCGCTGTCACCTGTAGCTGCATCAATCATCTTTGTGATCTTCGACTTCATGTACTTGGCTGTAGCTACTGCGTCAGCAACATCAGTGTCGAACATGATCTGTCGCATCTTGGAAGTTGCTGGCTCCATTCCAGTAAGAGCATTCCACACAACACCAGCGACATAAGAGTCATTGACCTTCTCTGGCATACCGCCAACTTCACTCGCCTCGTTACCGTACCTTGCACTCAAATCATCTGCCATATCCTTAGAGACAACACGAGACAGCAAAGCATCAAGCTCCTTGGTTGACCGCTCCTTACCCGACAGCTCATCAGCTATGATGCGTAGCGATTTGCGCAAAGCATCAAACGCCTCCGTGCTGCCCTCGAACTCCTTCAAGCCAGAATCAGCAAGAGCGTCAGCACTCACGCCCTTGCCAAGTCTTGATCCCGTAATGGCAGCGATGTCGCCATTGGTAATCTGATGATCTCCATCCTTGCTAAGGAACGTGAAAATTTGGAATGCAACATCTCCAATGACGTTGTTCTTTCCTTCGTCACGATGAGGAATACCACGAACCAACATCTGAAATTGGCTTGGAGCGCCAGCAGGCATACCTTCCGTTGACTCATCAACCGATCGAGCTTCTTCTTCCATCTTCTCGATCTTCTTCGCTGCCTCTGTTTTTGGTTTCGCAGTCCTCTTTGGCGCAGGCTTCTTCTTAGCGATCTCTGCCGCAGATGATGCCACCTTCTCTTCAACAGCTGGCGCAACATCGATGTTGACGTTCGCTCGTTTGTTCGACGGCAGCCGGTATCCGAACCCGTGCATCTCAACATCAAGGTTATCGAGTGCATCGCCCATGAGGTCGTAGAGGTTGCGGGCCATTGCGCCGAGCAGCTTGCGTTGCTCTGCATCTCCGAGAACGACTTTGCTTCCGTCAGGATTGAACAGCGCGTTGGCCTTGTCGAACCCGTCTCCAGCAAGCTCCCTCATCGCTACCAATTCAGCAGCATCAAGAGCATCTTCCGGGCTCTTGCCAGCCTTGATAAGCTTCTCGTACTCCGTGATGATCGACTGCTTGTACTGAAGTGCGGCCTCCGGGTTGCTGTTGATCGTCGTGTCCTTGACGACAGCGAAGAAGTGCTCAGCATCCATCGCCGCCTCAAAGGCAACATCATCAGCAACACCCTCTGGGGTGAGAGCTCTGATCTCGGTCATCAGAGAACCGATGCCGTGTCTTGAGAACATCTCGTCCGGGTTGATCGCTCCTGTGCGATCTGTTCCATCGCTGTTCTTCAGGCGGAACAGGTCACTGCGAATGGCCTTGACGGTGGCCGACTGCATGTACCCATCTGCCGCCTTGTCCTTGCCGTACAGCAGGCCGAACATGTGGTTCGTTGCAGACTTCAGGTCTTCGATGAATGACACATCAATCACGCCGCCCGGGGTCAAAACCTGCTGCCCAAGGCGAGCGCGTAGGGCATCGAGTTTCTGTGCGATGTCGTGGATGAAGACGGCTGGCTTGCGGTTTGATCCATCAAGAGAAGCCAGATCGACTGTCTTGCCGGTGCTGACATCAAGCAGGCTGCCATACGTGTACCGGCTCTCTGAGATCGTGGACGGCAAGATGCGCTCGAACATTGGATGAAGCTCGGTGTCAACCTTCTTTCCAAGGAAGTGCGACAAGAGGTTCTTTGCGATCTTGACAACCCGCTTCCACAACGTAGCCTCAGCAGCTTCTCCTGCTCTGCCAACAGCCTTGTCCATGTACCAGTTGGTGAACTTCCAAGCGAACAGCTCATTCGTGTCGTCAAGCAATCCCTTGATCGACTTACCTGTGATCTTCTCGATCTCTTTGACGTGAGGCAGGTCTTTCGTGATCGAGGCAATGTCGAGCTTCCCGTCGGCTCCGTAGTGCTTGGCCAGAGATTTAACAAATTGAACTTGCTCAGAAGGCGTCAACATGTTCACAAAAGACCAGTGTCCAACCTCGTGGGCAACAGCCACATGCTTAGGAATTGAGCCACCCAGAGCATCCTCTTTCGAGATGTTGACGTTGTTTGAAGAAGGAGAATAGTTATCTCCTTTGCC